CTTCCCGGTCGGGCTGTGCAGCAGATGTATGGTCGTGTTCGTAAGCGTGATATTAAGATTGATCCTGAGTATGTGTATGGCCGTGCGGTGGCGACGGTGGAGATTTTTTGTCCTGATCCGCGTTTGTATGACGCTACTTCACAGTCACTGGTGTTAACTGCTTCTAGTGGTTATGGCCGCGTGTATACGGGTATTGCTACTGTTACTGGCGCGGAGCCTGTTGCAACTTTGACCAGTCTTGCTTCTTCGGGTTCTAGCACTTTGGCTGTTGACGATAGAACGGGTTTCTTGGCCTATCAGTTTGTGACTATTACTGACGGGATTAGCACGGAGGTTGTACAGATTTCCGGCAGTTACACGCAGGCTACTGGTGCAGGAAACTTGATTCTTGTTTCTCCGTTAACATATTCGCATGCAATAAGCACAGTTGTTTCCGTTCAAGGCCGCATCTACAACCTTATTTATGGAACTAGCATTTCTGGGTCGAATAACTCTGGAAGTGTTTCTAACGGCGGGACGACAACAACGTATCCGTCGTTGACGATTACTGGCCCTTGTACGAATCCGATTATTAGGAATCAGAGTACTGGAGCCCAGATTGCATTATCGGTAACGCTTGCTGGTAATGATGTGATTGTGATTGATCCTGATTTACGAAGCATTACGTTGAATGGGAATCCTGCCCGCAATCTTTTGGTTAATGGTTCAACTTGGTGGGGTTTGCCGTCCGGTTCTACTACTATTGGTTTTGTTGCGACTACATATGGTTCAGGGTGTTCCCTCACCGTATCGTGGCGTAACGCTTACGTTTAGGAGAAAAAATGGCCCCTAGAACGCCACCGCTGTATTTGCAGGCGGGTTCGCATACTGCTGAGAATGATCGTCTGGGGATTCAGGCGCTTGTTCAGCAGCAGGGTGTTGTTCTTGCTCCGGGGTATCTGCCGCAGATCACCGCGACGAAGACCGGTGATCTGGCGGTAAATCAGGCGGGCACACCTAGCATGAGTCTTGTGGTGTCTGCTGGCTCCGCATACATCAACGGAACAACGACCAGCACGCAGGGAGCCTACTTTTTCTATAACGATGCGGCGTACACGGTTGGGCCGCTGGCTACTGCCCCAACTTCTAACACGCGCATTGACCTGATTATTGCTCGTATCAATGATGCCCAGTATGCGGGTTCAACAAACAGCGCAACGATTGAAGTTGTTACGGGTACGGCTGCTGCGTCTCCCGTTGCCCCGTCCGCGCCAGCTTCTTCGCTGATTCTTGCTCAAGTTCTTGTCGGCACTAACGTAACATCAATTTTGAATGCAAGCATTACTGATAAACGGACGAGAGCTGCTCGTCAGGATGCATATTTTGTTTCTGACGCGACCACTTCTGATACCGCTACGATTGGTGTGTTGGCGTCACAGACCGGCTATGCGTTAGCGATTCGTGATTCTAGCGGTAACTTGTTGAACGGTTTTACGGCCTCTGGCGCTCTTGTTGGCGGCGGCGGGTACACGGACATCTTCATGCTAATGGGAGCGTAACTAATGGCAACAACGTACAAGACCCTCAATCAGGTTGTCGTCGGATCAACGCGAACCTTTGCTGCTGTATCTAACAAGGTGATCACTTCTAACGTGGCAACGATTACGACTGCTGCGGCGCATGGTTTTTCGGTTGGTGACATTGTGACGATTGCTGGCGTGGATACGATTCATGACGGTACTTGGGCTATTGCTAGCATCCCATTGACGACTACTTTTACTTACCTGTCTACGACTTCCACTCAGTCAACAGCGGCGGTTACCCCGAACGCGACTGTTGTTCGTACCCACAATCTTGGTGGTGTTGTTTCCGCTAACAAGTTTTCTACGGGTGCTAACGCGATTTTTACTGCTGGTTCGGCTCATAGTCTTTCGGTGAATGACTGGGTGCGTGTGACTGTCGGTGACGCAAGCATGAATGGTTTGGTCAAGGTTATTTCCACACCTTCGACTACTACTTTCTCTTACGCGCTTGCTGGTTCGTCTGTTGCTTCTACGGCGGTTTCTACTGGTGCTTTTGGTCGAGCTATCCCGTCAACGTGGACTTCGCTCTACACTCCGTCAGGCAGCACTACTGCTGTTGTGTCTAGCATTTCGGTGGCGAATGGCACTACCGCTTCTGCCCAGTACCGGATTGCGTTGACTGCTGCTTCAAGTCCGTATACGCCTTCTCAGTCTGAGATTTTGGTGTATGACGCAACGGTTGCTGCCAACGATACTGTGACGTTGACGTTGGGTTTGACGATCACGAATGGTTTGCGCCTTGTGGTGAATGCGAACTCTCCTGAGATTACGTTTGCGGCGTTTGGGTCGGAGAACTCGTAATGTCTGTCACGAATCGTGGTACTGGTTTGCTGGTTGGTAAAGCAATCAATACTGGTCTTTCTGGTATAGGCACGGGCATAACGTATGGCAACTTTTCTAATACTGCTACAGGTAGTTACGCTAATAGTGCAGGGCAGACTTTCAAATATGTGACGTTTACGTCTAGCGGAAACCTGAATGTGACTTCTTCGGGTTTGTTTGATGTGTTGATCGTTGGCGGCGGGGCTTCCGGCGGCATAAATAACACAGGCGGCGGTAACACCGGATGTGGTGGCGGCGGCGGCGCAATCTCTAAATCCGTTTATCTATTAACTTCTGATAGTCCGGTGAGCGTAACGATTGGTGCGGCAGGAGCGGGAGCAACCGGCAACGCTACCGGTAACCCCGGTGGGACTAGCGCGCTTGGGACTTTTGTTGCTGGCGGTGGGGTTGGCGGAAGTAGCAGCCTGAGTGCTGGTCCCGGTGGCAATGCCGGTAACTATCCGTATCAAGGCGGCGCGGGTGGTTCGGGAGGACCAGCAGGAGGCAACCTTCCTCCTATGGCTGGAGGCGGGGCCGGTGGTAGCGCGTCTACCACTACTGCTGGACCGGGGGTCACCAGTTCAATTACGGGTTCTTCGTCTGAGTATGGGCGCGGAGGATCAGGCACGGGTGCAGCGTCTGTTCCTTACGGCGGTGGCGCTGGAGGCTCTAACCCTAACTCACCTGTTCCTTCAGGTACGGGGTCTCCCGGTTCTCAGGGTGTTGTCATTGTTGCCGTTAGGGTCGGTGGATGATGAACGTTGCGCGTATCCAAGACGGTGTTGTCATAAATATTGAAGTTGCTGATGAGGCTTGGATTGATTGGGCTAACACTCAGGACTGGGGTGTTACTTTTGTGCCGTTTGAGGATGCGGTCAAAATTGGTGATCGCTACCAAAAAGGCAAGTTCATTCCAAATAGTTAGGACGGGGCATGGATACACCAATCGGCATTTCAATTTATGACAACGCGGTTCAGGACTGCGACAAGATCATTGCTTGGCTTGAATCTCGGGACTGGCAAGAATCCACGACCGTAGGCGAGATTGAGGGCTACCGCACTTCCGACACAACAAGTTTCCCTCTCTTAGATTTCAAGAATGATTCTTGTGTGCATGAGATGAACAAGGTTGTTTGGCGGTTGATGGATGAGTACGCGAAGAAGTGGGATTTTCCGTTTATAGATATTGAGCCTATTTCTGTTCAGCGTTACCAGATTGGGCAGTTTTATAAGCCGCATTGTGATTCTGGTCCGACGCTTCAGCGTGTTGTTTCTGCGCTCGTCTATTTGAATAATGTTGACGGTGGCGGCGAAACAGAGTTCACGCATTTTGATTACAAGGTGTCTCCGCGAGCGGGCAGAGTGGTTATTTTTCCGTCAAACTATATTTACACTCATCGTGCTATTGCTCCTGAGAATGGTGTCAAGTATGCGGCTGCGTATTGGGCTAGAGGGTAGGCCGTGACATGACGCTTGCGGCGAGATCAGCACATCCCCCGCGCAAAAATCTCAAAGAGCAATGCAGCGTGTGCGTTCTCGTCGAAGCATTACCTGACGGAGAACGTGAAGCGTTAGAGATCATGTTTGCTTCTCACTTGTGGAGCGGTGCAGCGATCGCTCGTGCGTTGGGTGAGGAAGGTCTCGGCAGATTCTCGGATAACACGATCCGTCGCCATAGACGGAAGGAGTGTTTCCGTGAGTCTTATACAGAAACTAGCTGACGCTGGCAGTACCGTTTCGCAGGCTTCTTCGGCTCGCTTGGTGTGGGAGTCGGGGGTGAAATATAACCCTGACGGTACACAGACAGTGACGCTGCCGGAGATGCCGGAGATAGCCCCTGAAGGCTATTTAGAGGCCCTTGAAGGGTTTGTTGGGGCGATCCCATCCGGCTACAGCTTCCGGCTCACCGAGGCCCGTCACGACCCTGCCGCGTGGCATCGGGACGGTGAGGGTGAAGATGCTGTCACAAGACCTATTTGGCGTTACAAGTTCCAGATTTTCCCCGACCACAACAAGATACCTGTCGATGATCTGTTAGGTAATCTTCGTAAGCCGCGTGATATCAAACCGGTATCAGATACGGCTGGTGCGCTTTTAGTATGTGCCGGTGATTTACAGATTGGGAAAAGCGATGGGGCGGGGACACCGGGAACAGTTGATAGGTTCATGGAAGCGCACCGCGCTAGCCTTAAACGCTATAGCGAGCTGCGTCGTCGTGGTGTCGTGGATGACGTGGTACTTGTGTGGGCCGGCGACTGCATCGAAGGGTCAGAAACGCAAGGCTCCAAACTTTTGGCGCGCTTGGATTGCACGATCACGGAAATGGTTCGCATCTACCGGCGGCTAATGCTTGAGCAGGTACAGGACTTCGCGCGCATTGCGTCTAAGGTTCTTGTGGCCGTGGTGCCCGGTAACCATGATGAAGCGAAGCGTGTCGGTGATCAGTTGGCTACGAGGTATGACGATTCTTGGGCGATTGAGGGTGCAAGTGCTGTCGCTGATGCTCTTCATGTGGGTGGTTATACGAACGTGGACTGGTTGTTCCCCGACACGGACGGCCTCGATGTTACGTTTGATGTGAAAGACACCCGTATTGGGGTGCTTCACGGGCATCAGACGCGTGGAAAAATGGAAGCATGGCTGGGCGCGAAGGCTGTGCAACGCCTTGCAATTGGAACAGCAGATGTTGTGATTTCAGGTCATTATCATCATTTGAAGATCACTCAGCTGGGGCCGACAACGCATGTGCAGATTCCTGCGATGGATTCGGGTTCAGTGTGGTGGGGGCATAAGGGTGGTTTGAATGCCCCACCGGGGATGGTGACGATGATTGTTAATGATGGTTGGCGGGGACTGGAGATACTGTAATGCATGACATTGTCAATGAAGCATTACGTTTGATTCATGGGGATCGGCAAGAATCCTACGGCGATGCCAAGGAAAATAACGGAAGAATTGCTGCGTTATGGAGCGCCTACCTAGGAATTAATGTTACTGCGGTTGATGTGGCGAAAATGATGGTGCTGTTGAAGCTGTCACGGTCACGGCAGCGATACCATAGAGACAACTATGTGGACGCGGTCGCCTATTTACTTCTAGCAGAGGACTTTGACAATGGCAGTTCCCACTAAGGATGCTGTTATCCGTATCGGGTTCGGTTCTCTCTATGTACAAATTATGGCCGAAGGCCACGCCGGAAACCCTGACGTTCTAGACGATATGACTCGTCGCGCTATCAATGCTTTTAAGGAAGCGGCTACTGCCGTGGTGGAGTCGGGGTTGAATGATGCTCTTGTTGAAGAAGAAGAATGAGCGAATACCGCTACCTGTTCGCTGATCTGTTAACGAATCAGATCAAGGCTGAGCTGCCCCTGTCAGGTGTCACGTTTGGTCAGGAACTTAATACTTCTGGTCCTTTTAGCGGGCATCTTCTTCTATCTGGAGTGAACTCTTACACTCTTAACGTTTCTGATGCGACGCAGCCGGGGAAGACTGCGATCTACGTGGATCGTGATGGAACAATTGTGTGGGCCGGAATTTTGTGGTCGCGCGAATACTCTTCGTCAGAACAAAAAATAACGCTTTCGGGTCGAGAATTTGAATCTTATTTTGAACACCGCCGAATTAACTTTGATTACAACCTTGATCAAAACTCGCAAGATCAGCTTCTTGTTGTAAGAAATTTGTTTAACACCATTCAAGGTAGTACCGGTAGTAGTACCAATATTGGGGTTCAGGTTGGTACAGAAACTTCAGGCGTTAACGTCACGAAGTATTACAACTCGTATGATTTGAAACCGTTAACTGAAGCCGTATATGAACTTTCCAAATCAAACACAGGGTTTGACTGGAACGTTGATGTTTCATATGACTCTTCATACAACATTAATAAATACTTGCGTTTGGAATACCCACGTCGAGGCAGGGTTTACTCGGCTACTAGCTCAACTTCTTCAATGCTGGAGTTTCCCGGAAACATTATTGAGTACACGTATCCCGAAGACGGCACTGCTGTAACTAACACTATGTATGGGATTGGTGCGGGTTCTGCTGCGGCAAAACTTATTTCCACTCAAAGCGATGCGGGACAGTTAACCGCAGGGTGGGCGACGCTCGAAAACTCTGTTTCTTACACTGATTACTGGGATCAGACTTTGTTGGATCAGTTAACGTATGCGCAGTTGCAGGCAGTAAAGAACCCAGTGACTGTTATGACTGTGACGATTCCTACGTATATTGACCCGATTTTGGGTAGTTACGGCACGGGTGATGATTTCCGTATTCGTATTACTGATGATCGTTTCCCGACAACGTTGGATGTTGTGAGGCGTTTGTCTAAGTACGATGTTCAGGTTGGTGACGCTGGAGCTGAGCGCGTCGTCATGTCTTTTGTTGTGACAACGAACTAGGAGCGTCATGCCTGTTGTCAATATGCCTCCGATGCTGCGTGAGTTGTTTGCTTCGCTGGATTCTCGTGTGCGTAAGTTGGAGCAGTCGCAGAGTTTTCAGGCTCCTTCTCTCACCGCGAATCCTTCTCCGTTGCGTAACGGAATGATTTGGTATCGCAGCGACCTGAAACGTTACTTGACGTATGACAATAACGTTGTTAGGGCTATTGGCGAGATGCGCTGGTATGGGGATTTTCAAGACACTACTACGCAAACTCTTGGTAGTACGGCATCGGTTTACCCGGTAGCAATCGGCACCACTAACGCATCATTTGGTGTGTCGATCACGTCAAGCAATCGCATTACTTACGCTAATCCCGGTATTTATTTTTTAAACTTTTCTATGCAGCTTGAGTCTCTTGATACTTCTGCCGCTAACGAAGCGTATGTGTGGATTCGGCAGAATGGAACCGATACTCCTGCTTCTATGGGCCGACTTAGCATTAACAGCAAACACTCTGGTGTTAACGGTTCGAGTGTTGCTTCATGGTCGTACACCATTACTACGACTGCTGCTAATGAGTATGTGCAGTTTTATTGGACAGCTCAGTCAACTCAGGTGCAGATCACTACTGATCCTTTAACTGCTTCTCCTCCAATACCGCAATCACCGGGTTTTGTTTGCACCACGTTCCAGATGGCTTGGTAGCATCTACTAGTACGGGCGGGCCGTTAAAGCGAAAGAGGCTTGTCCGTGGATTGGATTGGCGAAGCAGCCAACATTTGTTATCTGGTTACTGCCGTCGCTGCCATTATTGGTGGCGGATACATGGTCGCTCGGAAGATAGAGAAGAAACTAGACTTAATCGAATCTGAGACCAAACCTAATCACGGCTCCAGTTTGAGGGATGCTGTTGATAGGATTGAGGACAGGTTGGATCGAATGGACCGCGAACTCTCCGTACTAACGGGACAGTTCACCGAGCATGTGAGGAAGAATCCATGAAGGCGTTTCTTAACAAGGCTGACAAGTGGCTGGTTACGACCCCTCTGGGCCGTGTGGTCAAGGGCTTCTTCTTCACGCTCGTGATGCTGGCTATCGCTGACTGGATTCAGGCCGGACAGATCAGTTTCGATCATTGGACAACGTGGCTACTGGTCGCTGGTGGGCCGATCCTGTCGATGGCATACGACTATGCATCGAAGAACTTCCCGCTGTTCCCTGCTGTTGCTAATGCCGTAATGGCTTCTCCAACGGTTGATCCTGTTGTGAAGCAGGCTGTGGTTGAGGCTCCGCGCGCGAAGAAAGCCGTGAAGAAGCAGCCGTGATCGAAGCGCACGATCAGAAAGTAACGCACCGGTACATCGTCCGTTACCCTGATCATGAGGCACGCGAGCACGACCCGCACTATGTTGATTTTCATGCGTACAGGCGTAGAACAGTGGACACGGCGCAGTGTCAGTTTGGTGTGGAGCGCGGCGACTTCAGCGAATGCACACTAGACAAACCGTTAGAGCTACATCATGCGATTATTGAGTTCGCGTTGATGTCGGCTGTCGATTTGAAGATTCTTGCCACCGACTTTCCCGGTATTGATACACCGGATGAAGTGGGCGAGTGGATCAACTCTGAGCACAACCTGATTTATCTTTGTCAGTTTCATCATCGTGGCGCTGGAGGCATTCACGTCGCGAGTGCGTCAGACTATGCAGCATCACAGTATGTGCGGAACATGATTGCAAAGGTGGAGTAATGGCTACGAGTCTTAACGGTTGGGAAGCGATCACTCCGGCAATGAGTGCGCTGAAACTGCGAACAATTACCGTGCCGGGTACGAACCGGACGCTGCGGCTTGCTAAGGGCGTTGCTCCACTCTTCGCTGCATATCTTGCTGACTGGCACGCAGAGATGCCTGCCCGTTTGAAGCTGGATCAGGGACCGCTCGATGGTTGGAACTACCGGCAGGCTCGCGCCGCTAACGGTTTTTCAAACCATGCCAGCGGGACAGCATGCGACTGCCGTTACGACATCCTCAAGGCTGATGACAAGCAGCACATGACGAAGGTGGAGACCGATACGCTAAAGCGTATCTTGGCTCGTTATGTAACGGCAGATGGTCACCATGTCATCTCGAATGGTTACGCATGGGGCAAGTGCGATGAGATGCATAACGAATTGTCTCAGGCATGGGATCACGCTAACGGTGCTAAGCGTGACACGACTCAGCGTGACGTTGACGAAGTAATTGCCCGCTTGCATATCGACAATAATGGGGTTCGACCGAAGTAGTATCAGCCTGTGACGGAATCAATCGCATGGGTAACGCAAGACTTTTCACCTAACAGTAATCCTCCGCTGCCCGGTGGATGCGCCTACTACCGCTGCTTCCTGCCCATGTCTTCTCTGCGTGGGAAGGTTGCGGTGAGTATTGGTTACCCGGCGTGGATGGGTGATGAGGGTTTCGGGGTCAAACGCGACAATCAACAAGCCCTGTTTGGTTTCGACCGTGTTGTTATTAAACTATTGATGCAGCGCAACACTGTTCACCAGATGCAAACAGCTCAGGACATCGGCCAGTTCCTGATCGTTGACGTGGATGACTGGTATGAAGAGCTGCCGGAGTCTAATCAAGCGCATTGGGTTACTGACCCTAAGACATCGAAGCTTGTGAACCGTGAGCATTACCGTGATGTGATCATGCAGGCTGACAGGGTGACGGTGAGCACCGAGTTCCTCAGGGAGCGTTACGCACAGATGCGTGACAATGTTGTACTGGTGCGTAACACTATTGATGTTTCTGTTACGCAGAAGCGTCCGGTGATGAACCGTAAACCTGTGATTGGTTGGGTTGGTGGTATCCCGTGGCGGGGCGGAGACCTTGAAACATTGCAGTCATGGCTGCCCGACTTCCTTGAGAAGCATGATTTGATGTTTCATCATTCAGGTCACATGCCTGATCATCGGACTTTCGCCGAGCTCTCTGGTGTTAATCCTGAGCGTGTGACTACATCATCAATGCAACCAATGAACCAATACTATCTGCGTTCATTTAACGATTACGATATTGGGATCGTGCCATTGAATGACATTCCGTTCAATCACGCTAAGAGCAATTTGAAGGGTTTGGAGTACGCGGCTAGCGGTATACCGTTCGTAGCCCAAGGTCTACCGGAGTACAGGAACCTGTACGAGTCTGGGGTCGGCAGGATCGCTGACACACCTGAACAATGGGTATCACACCTTGAAGACTTATTGGATTACAAGACTCGTAAACGTGAGGCTGCTATCAATTACAGCATGGTGCAGGAGAAGCACACGCTGCGTAACGTTGACTGGTTTACGGCGCTAGCCTTATAGGCCGGAGCATGTTTGAGGGAACTTACTCAGCCATTCTTTGAACTTCAGGAAGCTGCTGACGGGGGCGTAGGTGCCGGCGACTCTTGTGCCTTTGCCTGTGATGCCCCATGCCCGCCATGTCTTACCGCCTTCGGATACACGGTAGGCGATAGCTGCGTTATAGCCGGGGGTGAGGAGCTGCCTGCTGTCCCACCATGCGGCCTTGTGGTGGGCGCTGTAGTTGAACTGGAACAACCCGTAGTCGTGGGTGGAGGAGATTTCTCGCGGGTGTCCACCGGACTCTCTCATCGAGATGGCCCACGCTTCTTTCAAGTTCTCCCCGTGGAATCCTACGATGGAGAGTGTCTGTGCTAGCGGGTTCTTGCACTGCTGAGAGGCAAGGTATAGGGCTCCGGCTGCGACAACATTGGCGAGAATCATCCGTTTCCTCACGGTAGGGGACAGGGACAGGCGCGACACGGCGCTCACGATTAGGGAATCTCACCCCAATCAAACGTTAAGAACCATACCATTGCTAATGAATGCACTGTCCAATCATGTAAGGAGAAGCATGTCTGATATCTCACAGCATTGGACAGATGATGCTGCGTGCAAGAATCACAATCCTGACTTGTGGTTTCCTGTCGAATTGTTTACCAGTAAGAACAAGCGTCTCACTAATCAAGTGATTGATGCGATAGAGATTTGTCTACCGTGTCCTGTGCGTACGCAGTGTTTTGATTATGCGCGTGCAAGTAATCAGAAGCATGGCATTTGGGGTGGGCGGATTTTTACTCCGGTGAAAATGTAAGAAGGACCAGACGGTTGTCTCCCGGCTGATCCTTCTTCACAGAACCAAATCCCCATTTGGTGCCTTGAGGGCTTTCTCAGGCTACCAGTCCTGCGGGTGATCCTGCTGCGACACGACGATCACTTCACCGTCAGACTTCAGTTCCTTCATACGCTCGGCCTTCAGGTTCATGACATCTTCGCGCCGGAACGTGGTGCGCCGGTGCTTGCGTCCCACGGGTTGCAGCTTCTTCTTGAACACTAGTTGTCGAAGATTGTTGACACTGATGCCGAGGATGTTGGCGGCGTCGAACGAGTCGATCTCGTTCTCCCACGGGTTTGCGTTAATTACTGGCTCGCTCATTGTTACCTCTTCTACCAAGGAGTTTCGGTTGATTGTGCTGGTGCTGAAGTCTTTGCTGCCACACGACCCATGACAGCAATACCGTCAGCTTTAATCTCGGGAGACTGAACCTTCTGCTCCTCCTTGTTGATGTACTCGCTCATGGAGAAACGTCCGGTGACAATAACCTTGTCGCCTTTCTTGACCATCTCGGTTGTGCTCTCCGCGTCCTTACCGAACTGGGAGACACGGAACCAGATGGTGTTGTCGTCCACCCATTTGTCGCCGTCTTTCTTGCGAGGGGTTACAGCGACGGAGAGTGAGAGTACTGCGGTCCCGTCTTTCAGGAATCGAAGTTCGGGGTCCTTACCAACTCGGCCCCCCGTGATTGTGATCAGTGGTTCCCCAGCCATGTTCCGTCCCTACTGTTATGTATGTTCCGTCGGGTGAGAGTAAGACTTGACTCTCATCATCTAATGTTACAGGTGTGGTGGCGGGATCGTCCCACGACGCGACCATGAGTCCCCGGCGTGTCGCTTCCTCAGGGTTCAGGTGAACGCTGTCGGTGCCGAGGTTGTGGCAGTGATGGTGTAACGCTACGAGGTTGTCGGGGGTGTCCTTACCGCCGCGTGATTTGAGTTTGCGGTGATGCAGCGCGAAGTTGTCTAGATGAATTGGGATGGCGCAGCGTTCGCAATATCCCCCGCTACGTTTGTACACAATCTCCCTAAGTTTGACGTCCATTAGGTACTTTCTTCGCGTAGGGAGATTTTGACGCCAGCGGTGGGACCGAAAGCTTTTGTTGCAATAACGGATATTACTTGTGAGTCATCCTTGTAGGCGTGCCCGGTGAGAGCATCAAGAACTGCCCTGATCAGTTTGTCTATATCCAATCGGGGATAGGTTCGTACGCTGGTGCGTGGTTTGATGAGGATGAAGTCGAGTTGTATGGACATGGGTCCACTGTGTATATCGCCTTGATATCGTGAGGCGATAGTGTTGCGCCATTCCATGAGTTTGGCTGCGTTACGGTGGACGGCTCTTCCCCTGAAAACGTTCATAGAGCCTTGCGTGACGGGTTCTCCTGCGACGAAGAAGCTATTTATCATCTTTACTGTAACGGCCTCTCAGGTGCCGTCCAGTTTGGTCTACGAGGGCGATGCAACTAGGGCAGTCTTCACTCCACCATTTGCCATGAGGGCAGTTGGTGCCGACGTCGGCAAGGTTCTTGCGATACTCCCAAGCGTCATTCACTCGATACTCCCATGTGTTAACAGCGCCATCCGTAAAAGTATAGGTCGTGCGATTCGTTATTCGTTGTGAACTCGTACTCTTTGAAAAGAAGATCAATGGGGAGAATCTCAAAGTCTTCTTGGGTGAGGTTCTCGTAGTAGTCCCACCCTTGCTGAACTGTTAGTGGTGAGCAGTCGGGGGCTGATCGGGTGGTTCCATGTTCTGCCCTGCCTGTGGTGGCGCAGGTCATGATGACGAGGCGACGGCTCATGCGGATCATGTTGGTGAATGTCTCAAGCCAGTACGGATTGTGCTCCATGCATTCGCAGGAGATGACTACGTCGAAAGATTCGTCGGGGAAGTCCAGCTCATGGCCCAAACTAACTAGGTCCACGCCGGGGCCTTTCGCGATATCCACGCCCACGTAGAAGCAGTCTGTGTAGAAGTCTCGCACGGTTCCGTTAATGTTGAGGCTTCCGATCTCAAGGACACGTTTCCCGTGAAACCAATCTGGGTAGCGTTCTTTGAGGGAGGCAATGAATTGCTGCTGCTGTGGGTGGCTCATGATCCTGCCTTCTTAACTTTGCGCCGCTTCCATTTCCAAAACATTCCGCCGGTTTTCTTGTCCCGCTTCCAACGTCCGTAAAACTGTTTCATGGTTTTCTCCCGAAAAATCCAATAAAAATACCAAGAATTATTCCCCAAACAAGGAACCCCAGATATGCCAATACCTGCATCTGATCACTCATAATTTCCTCACAAGTTGATATGTTCCATTAGTTACGCCTCGGGTGTATCAACTTTCTGTAGTGAGCGCAGGACACGCTCACATGCCGCTGAGTCACAGAAACATTCTGAAGAATTGTCGTCATACCAAGTATCAAGGCAGTAGGTGGAGTGCGGCAGGGCTGCAATGCACTTGGCGAGCATGTCCTCTCGCACCTTGGCGATGAGGTCACAGGTGCAATCCGCGCCGCACATCCAGCAGTACGTCGCGTCCGGTACGGCCAAGTTTTCGGTGTCCCGAGAGTGCTGCTGGTTCTCACCATGAATGCAGTGCGTCGCCCATTCGCATAGCGGGTCGTGGTTCATTTGTCCTCGTGCTTTCTGCGCCAGCGGCGCTCATCAATCTCAGCTCTAATCCACAGTCCTATGGATGCTGTGAGGAATGCTGTTGCACATAGTGCAGCACTTAATGCAACAACCATCATGCTGCTACCGCCGGTCGGCAGACTACGCATTTCTCCACGGTCAGGTACTTGACCTCAAGATTCGGGTCGGGATCGATCCAGCCTTTGTAGCACAGGCGGTGAGTGCAGCGGCATCCTGCTTTCCCACAATGCGAATCATTATCCGGCTGGGTGAGGACTTTGATTCGCGCGTGCTCACCCCATGCACGGTTCAGGGAGGATGGGATGAGCATGTCGCCGGTCTTGCCGTAGTGATTCTTGACGAACTCGCTGGCCCAATGTCCATCCATCCGCTTGTCGAGCACGGTGCTCCACGCGATCACGGTTGCTTCGTCTGGCTGGATTCGACCATCAAGCGACGCAACGAACTCAAGCATTACTGCTATCTCTGTGATGTTCATGCTTCTAGCTCCCCTCGCTGCTGGTCTTGCTGTATCGCCCATTGGATCAGATCGCGGCGCTGCTGCTGCTTAGCCTCGATCTTCGTAACAGGCTGCCTCGATGGTAACGGATCGTCTTCCCAGCATCCGGCATTGAGCCATGTCGCCGGATGCTTCGTGTATTGATCCACACGATTTGGATCGTCCGCATATCGGACAGCTCCGAGGATGACCACTGATGCCGGTGCTTGCTTTACTGCTTGCGTCCACGCTTTCCTCGCTGCCTGCTTTCCTGCTTTACGTGGGTACGCCGCCCAGAACTGATCGAACATGTCTTGGTTAGGTGGGTATGTAGTTAATTGGGTATTAGTTACTTCCCCAATTTTTGGGTAGGGGGTGGTGCAATTTTTGGGGAGGGGGTCATGC